CTTGGAATCAAAAGTAGATGAATTTGCGACTCGACTTTATGAAGTTACACCTGAACATGAGCTCTTGCTTCAGCGTAAATATTTTATCGATCTTGCCGAACATCTGGTTGCACAGAATTTGGCTTATTGCTCTGCTCTTGGTATTGACCCTGCTGACTGGACCCAGTTTGCTGAGATTATGTTTGAAGAGGTCGATAAGATTTTGGCCATGGATTTCTGGTACATGGATGGTTGCTTTACCCCTTACGTTTTAGCCATTATCGGAGCCTTTATGATCGGAATGTACGGAAATGACCCTAGAGGAGGTCGAGTGGTTTCTCCTTATCTTCCTCCTCTTGACCGCAATAACTATGTGCGATGGGTTTTGTTAGAGAGAATGATGTTCCACGTGATTAGCGTGGGTCCTGAGGTATTCCTTCCCTCTAGATCCCACCCAAGTGGGAGCTTTCTTACGACTATCCTCAACATACTCTGGCAAGTGATCATGTGGCATTATTTGTTTTGTTTGTGGGCTAACAAAGAAGATCCAATTGCTGCTGTTCCTGACGTTGTCCGCCGTTATCGTCTTGCTTTTGTTGGAGATGACTCTCTGATAGGTGGTAGAGGTGATATTCCTCCTGTTTCCTGGTTAATTTCAAGCGCTGCCACCCTGGGTTTTAAGATCACACCCAGTGAAGATAAGAAAGGCGTAGCTGAGTGGTTTGACCCTTGGACGACTGGAGTCTCGGATTTTTCTTTTCTTAGTCGTTTCTTCGCTAAGATTGACGATCGAGTTGTTGGCCTTCTTTCTCCTGACCGTCTCCTTAAGATGCCTTGCTTCTCATCCGATCATAAGAAACTCACCGCCGTCTACCCTCAAGTTATTGAGAACTTTGTTCGTGAGTTCCGCCTGTGGAATCTTGCCGCCCCAGAATCTCCAACCACTCAGAAGTGTCGGCTATTGTTAGAGTACATTTTCCCTGCGATCCCACTTGATTTCTTTATCACAGCTGAGTGCCACGAAATCCTCGCTAAGGTTACTGCGGCAGTCGATAGTGATAGGACGTTCTTTTCTCCAGCGCGTCGCCCTGATGCGATGGTTCCTAGCCTTGATGTTGATTGTGAAGGCTTTGACGAAGTCGATATCTCTGATCCTTCCGATTTTGAAT